GGAAAAGGACAAGCACTGGTCAGTATGAGTATTTTTTTATTAATGCTTATGACGCGCCAAATCCTAATAAAAAGCTCAAGGGTATCACCCTAAGTGATCTTTGTACGCTTTACCAAACTCACTTAAGGACTGCTCAATACAATCAACAGATGGCGGCTCTCTATTTGTATACCGTCACTCCTCAGGGTGGCACTTCTACAAATTGCACTGTCTTGATGACTAGAAAAAGTGATGGTTCTTACTATAGTTCAGGTGTACAGAGTACGCAAAAGGAAACAGGAGAGTTTGCCCTAACTTCCCCTGCCTCACAGACTGATATGGAGACAACGATGGGGCCTCGTCCTGTCCCTCTCGGTGTTCCTCAAGTCTGGCCGTTGCAAGAGCCTATGTGGTGGCCTGTTGACCCTAAACCGATCATCAATCCAAGCCCTGAACCTGTTCCGGCGACAAATCCGCTCCCTGTGCCGGTGCCTCAACCTATGCGAATCCCTCAAGGTGAGCCGATACAGCTACCAAATCCCAACTATGACCCGGTAACAAATCCAGAGCCCTACATCTGGCGTCAACCTGTTATTGACTTAGTCCCCTCTCCCACTCCTGATGACCCTTGGCGTGTTGACGTGCAGCCTAAGGACATAATAAAAACAAATCCTGAGCCGATTACTGACCCTGAACCTGTGCCTGATCCTGCGAATGACCCTAATGCGACTCCATCAGAAAAGTCTGATTTGTGTGCAGATCATCCGGAAATTCTGGCTTGTGCAAAACCTGAGTTAGACACGCCAGAGGGTGAACCCTTGGACAACATCGAAAAACCAATTTCCTTTATGCCTGAAACCAATTGGGCTGGCGGTTCCGGCTTCTGTCCTGCTCCGCGTCACTTGGCTGGTGCAAACGTAGACTTCAAATTTGATATGGTCTGCGACTTCATGAACGGTGTCCGTCCGGTGGTGTTGGCTATTGCCGCATTTGTCGGCGGCATGATCTTGATTGGTGCGCGTGGGGGGGCTGCTGAATGAACGGCGCTATCGGCACTTGGCTGGTGTCCCTTGCCACACCTGCCGCGCTTGGTGTTCTCAAGGCGCTAGGCTTTGGTTTCGTCACGTTTGCGGCGCTGACTACGGCGTTAAATTCTGCGTTGACCTTGGGCCGTAATGCTTGGGGCGGCTTGGGTGGTGATGTGCTCGGCCTGATCGGTCTATCTGGTGCCCCTGCTGCCCTTGGCATCATTGCCGGTGCGATGGTCGCAAGGGTCGCTATCATGTCTGCTAAACGTCTGGCCCTCGGCGCATGATTACCCTGTTCACTGGTGCTCCCGGTGCCGGGAAAACCGCGTCCCTCGTAGACTTCCTGTCAAAACTTCAAGGCGATAGACCCATTTTTGTCGATGGCCTTGAAGGTCTGACGTTGCCGCATACGGCAGTTGATGCCTCCAAGTGGCACACCGAATTACCGGATGGTGCCATACTGGTCATTGATGAAGTGCAGCGCGTTTGGCGTCCACGTGGCCCAGGTGCAAAAGTGCCGGATTCTGTTGCACAGTTGGAAACACACCGCCATCGTGGTATCGATGTTTTCGTCACGACACAAAGCCCTCGGCTGCTGGACTCGAATGTCCGTGGGCTTGTGGGTCGCCATGTCCATATTCGTGACGTTGGCATCTTGGGCCGATATTGGTATGAATGGCCTGAATGTAATGATGCGATGGCGTGGAAAACCTGCACCAATAAAAAACGCATCAGCCTTCCGAAAAAAGCGTTTTCCCTCTACAAATCGGCATCCCTGCACACCGTACCGGTGCGGGGCTTCCCTCGGGCCTTGATTGTCGGTGTGGCGGCGCTGGTGGCCTTTGCTGTTCTTGGCTATGGGGTCTATAACATCATCCAGCGTACGCAAGCTAAACCGGCTCCTGTCGTCGCTCCTGCGGCCGTTCCGGGGTCGCCTACCTTTGCTCCTGTCATGCCGGTGCAAGCGGTCTATGATGCTGCGGCCTTTATCCCTCGAATTTCCAATAAGCCTGAATCGGCCCCGGCATATGACCACCTGCGCAAAGTGGTTGCCATGCCTCAAGTCGTCGGCGGCTATTGCATCGGGGAAGATTGCAAGTGCATTACAAATCAAGGCTCGGATGCTGGTCTGTCCTCGTCAGAGTGTCGGCGCTGGATTTCAAATCCTCCATTTGACCCATATCGAAAATATCAACCTGTACAAAGTCAGGTCGATCAATCCTCTCCTGGTCAAACGGTGTCAAATCCTCCGGCCTGATTTAAAATTCAGTAGTTAGCGTTCCGTCGTCTAGGCGGCGCATGATGTCCCAATCATTCTCATCTACGTTAATCGTGTTTAGCCTTGCCTCTTTGAATGTGGCGTGATCGCTGAAAATTCCTTCGTTTTCTTGACCGGGGTTTGTCACGATGACCCACGGATAGGGGTTTTGTTTTGTGCCGACAATATTTTTCCGGCGCAATATTGCATCTGTAATTTGGCTCATGACTGACCTTTCAAAGTTAATAACTAACGCTTACAGTATTCAAGCTGCCTAATATTTCTACTTGGCAACTTTCCCAAAATTTCACTAATTGCAAGGCTCGTTCGTGGGCATCCTTGAACCATTGCGGTGTTTCATTCCGGATTTGGCAAACGCACTGCATCAGGCGTGACAATATCGTGTAATGTTTGCCAAACGTCCGGGCAAACAGTTCTTTCTGTAACCGGAGCGCGTCCGGGTTCTTGATGTAACTTTTGCATATCGCCATGGTGTTTCTCCTTGCAAGCCTGTCCCTAGATTCCGAGCCTTCCCCTCTTGGGGTTTAGCTGGCTGCTTTTTGCCGCCGTGCTATTTGCCGTTACCCTGAGTTCGTCGCCTGGACGATTCCGGAAACTATGAATTTCGGGCGTGTGAGGGAAGTTTTGTAAAGCGAAGCTTTATGAATACCCTCATGCGTCCGAAATAGGTCAAGGTAAGCTTGACCGGTCATCGTTTCAGGATTCGGGAAGAAAGCGACGGAATCTGGGTAACGTGGGCGCGGCGGTAAAAAGTAGCCTGCCCCCGCGATAGGGATAGTAATGGCGCGAAGCGGTCCGAAGGACTGAAACCATGGATAGCCCGGTCCGTAGGAATCGCCCTGCTCTACTTCGTCCAGGCGTAAAAAAAGCCGGATTCAATCCAGCTTCTTAAAATAAAAAACACATCAAAAGTGTGTTATAAGTCGCTAACTTTTATGATCTGTAGCGAACTGTCTTTAAAGTTAACATTTCTATACATCGTATTAAGTAGGCTAATAGCCCGTTTTCGTCATGCGAAAAAATCGGGCGTGCGTTTGCTCCAAATGAAGCGAGAGCCGCGCCAATCGGAGCTAAGGTTTTTCCCAACGCTCGAAAAAGCTTATCTCCTTTTGAAGTCCCTTCGTACTGGGCAACAAGGGCGCGAGCTGCCCATTCTTCGGCCTTGAACCCTGCGAGTTCGGCCATCAATACTTGATCTGCTACTGGGCATGTCTTACGGCCATGCTTCCATGCACTTAAATTTTGTCGTGGAACCTCAAGCATCTTTGCGAGCTTGTAGTCACTCCCTGCCTTTTCTGAGGCTTGGTCAATTAACTGAGTTAAATAGTCGGGATTAGGTTGCATGGCTGTAATCCTTTGTGTTACGCTTCGGGCATGTCATCTTTCGGATTACGTCATCCGAAAGGGTACACAAGTTTACCAAAAGGGCCTACGACATGCAAACGCGAAATTTAGACCTTAGCAGTCCAAAAAAGTCAAACGCTTATCAGGCGGCGATGCGTGATCTTTTGGTTCTCACCGCGTCTGCCAAATTGCGTAAACCAGTAGGCAAACAAAAGCCCAAAAAACCCATGAAATTTTCTGATCAGCTTGACTTTCTGACCGGCGCGGTTTTCCCAAGTATCGGGAAAACCGTCGTTTCGTCTCCTCGGCCTGTCTCTGTTTCAGCTTTTCCGGTAGTCGATACCTGTGGTTCATTCGCCCTCCCTGCATCAAATGGTGATTGTCCTGAGGTTACACCATCTTCTCTTTCTGGCGATGCTTGGGAAACTGCCGCTCTTTTCGTCATCCGTCAACGTGAGAACGAAAAAACGTGGCGTGAAGTCGGGGCATTTCTTCAAAACCAAGCGGCGCGAAGCGATGCGGTGTCGATGGGCGGCGAAGCCGCCAGCGGCGCGGCTGCGCGAAGCGCCCCCGTTGGTAATCACGGGGATAACCTGAATTCAGCTACCGTTGGCGTTCGTGAGTCATGAGCAAGTATTCTCAATCCTTTGCTCCTGCCCCCGGCCGTAAAGTTCCGGGTTCTGTCCTGGTGCTTGAAGGCTCTGAGGTCAAATTAAGGCTTGAGGCTGATCGTCTTGATACAGGCTCACTCGTTCATGTCGATTGGCTGCGCTTTACCTGCCTCCTTCGCAATGCAGAACCATTGGCCGTTGACTTCTCATGGCCGAAACCTGAGCGCGTGACATGGCTTGGCGTTGAAAAAAAGCTCATGTCAGGCCCTGAGTTGCTGGCTGCTTTGCATGGTGGCCCGGATGCTGGCCTTAACCCTTTGTCAGATGCCGACTACTCTGCACACTCTCAAGCCTTTCAAATGGCCATGGAAGTCTGCGAAGCTTTGGGCGATGGTTTCTCTGTCTCACCTGAGATCAAAAAAGGGCAGGACTTCTATAAATTCCGCTGGTCAATCGTTCGCGGTGAAGTCGAGGTGGGATGGGTCGGCTTTCTCTCTGCGACTGACTCACCGCGTCAGGCGAACCAGTCAAAAACCATCCATACCAATATTTACGGCGCGGCCTGTACTTTTGCGGCGGCTGGCTGGCGTGAACGCTTGGCCGATTTGATCGAACAAAGTCAAGGCACGTTAACTCGCTGTGACCTTGCGTTGGATTTCTTTGATGGTGTCGAAGGTGGTCTAGATGGCATCGTCAAACAGTACCAAAACGGTGACTGTGATGTACAGGGCAAAAGGCTCAAATCATCCTGCGTTGGTGACTGGCTGAATGGTCGCTCTCGCTCTCTGTATTTCGGCTCAAAAGAGTCAGGAAAACAGACCAATTGCTATGAAAAAGGTGATCAGCTTTTTGGCGAAGCGGCTAACTCCAAATGGTTGCGCGTAGAGCTTCGGTACGGTAACAAGTTGCGCGTACTGCCGGTGGACATGCTGCGTCGCCCCTCTGATTTCTTCGCGGGTGCGTCAGATTGGCATGGTTCGATGATGGCAAAAGCAGGGGCGGTGGCTGCTGCTGAATCTGTCTCTTGCGATGCCCGGCGCCCTCTGGAAACCTGTAAGGCTGAGGTCGTGCGAAACCTGCGCTGGTGTATCGATGTGGCCGCTCCAAGCATTGCGGCCGCGTTTGAATATTCCGGCGAAGTCTTCGAGGAGCTTTGCACCAATAAAAAACTTCCGGGCCGCTTGGCTAAGTTCTCTCCATCCGAATTGAAAGCGGCTTTTGCTACAGCTTTCGGCCAATATTTTTCAGCCGGTGGGGATTCGCCCTCTCCCCTTCTCGCGGCTTAACACCTGGGCATAAAAGGACAAATATGAAATTTTCAAATACTGCGCGATGCACTGGCATTAAGGAGTCGAAAGGCGAATTTGAGGGAAAAGGCTTTTCGTCCACGACCTTTCACCTGATTGTTGACGTTGCCGAAAACGGCGCGGGTCGCTCCATTGGTGCGGTCACTCGCCCTTTCAAGTTTGGCGATGCTTCCGAGTTTGAAAAGTGGGCGCACTTGAAAAACAGTTGGCCTGCTGCTGGTGTCGATGTGCTGTGTGATTTTGAGATCGTCGCCGGTGCTGACAACTCAAGCAAGCTCGTTTTGCACGGCATCAAGCTGCCTCCCGCTGGCCCTGTCGGTAAGGCTGGCTAATCATGCGCCTCCTTGTGCAATGCGTTGAAACCGGGCGCTTTCTGGTGCCCTCCCCTTTGGGCTTTGAACCTGAGTGGGTTAGCTCATTGCGTGAGGCTGGCGGCGGCGTGATGACAGACGGTGAACGGGCGGTGAAACTGATTCACGACTATTCGGAATTCGATCAATCGTGCATCGTGGTCGATCTCGACCGGCTTGGCACTGAAAACGACTATGAAACCTAACCGTCAAGCCTCGCGGGTCGGGGCTTCGCGGTGAAATTTCTTCACCATTTTCTCAACTTAACTCTGAAAGGTTCATCATGAACAAAGCAAAATTGGCCGCTCTGGCCTTGGTTTCCGGTGTTTCTTCGGCCTTCGCTGCCGTCCCCACGGAAGTGACAACTGCAACTGCCGACATGAAGGCCGATGGCCTTGTGGTCGCTGGTGCTGTGCTCGTCGCTATCATCGCCATCGCTGCGATCAAGTTCATCCGTAAGGGTCTGTAATGTCGTACCAGATCGGCGCGTTCTGTTACGGTTCACCTGAGGGCGCGGCCAATGCTGCTGCCTCCAGTCAGTCCGGGGCGGTTGTGTCGATCGGTTCGGCATCGTATGGGGTTGACGTGGCGGCGGTGTCTGCCTCTTCGATCACTTACACGTTCTCTGATGTTTCCTCAACTTCATCCTTCCAAAAAGTTGTCCCCTTTACGCCTGTTCCATGTGGCCTTTTAGATACGGCTGATGGGCTTGTCATGGGCTGGAGCATTGCGCTTGTTTGGCTGGCAGTTGCTGGCGTCCTTTTCCTTCGTCGGGGGTTCTCAGAATGACACCTGAATTTTTTGCTGTGTTCGTCGGCATCTTGGGGGCTGCATGGCTTATCGCAAGCTCTCTTTGATTGGCGCGTTAGCTTGCTGCCTTTTTGGCTCTGCTCATGCTGGATATGCCCAACTCGCGCCCCCTCCAACATGGACAAAAACAGCGACTGAAACTCTCGTTCGTGTAGCGGCAAATGATGCCAGTTTTCCCGGTGGCATAAGGGCTGGCTTTGCCTCATTCAATACTGGCGCTTCGCTTGTCCAGGTTCCTGCCGCTTACCGTTTTGCCGCTAACGCTGGTCGTTTTGCTGCTACTGCTGCTTTCGGTTGGCCTGCTGTCATGCTTGCGGCTGGTGGTATCGCTTATCAATATTTTGTAGATGGTGGGTTTTTTGTTGAGAATGGGGTCTGGAAAAGGACAAGCACTGGTCAGTATGAGTATTTTTTTATTAATGCTTATGACGCGCCAAATCCTAATAAAAAGCTCAAGGGTATCACCCTAAGTGATCTTTGTACGCTTTACCAAACTCA